TAAATCGTCTGCTTGCCCTTCGCCTCGCGGTACGTGTACCGCAGCCGGCCGTTCTCCAGCGTCTCAGTCTTCATCCGGCTCGGATGCAGCGGCACGATCTGGTCGATCGCACCTGACTGCCCTGGCACAAGCTCGCTTTCGGCGTCGCCCCACAGGCCGACGTGCATCACCATCTGCTCGCGCCACTCGAAGCTCGTCTGCCATGCGTTTGGTTGCGAGTGCAGCTTGCGATACAGCGGCAGCTCGCGGGCGAGTCGCTTGCCGCCGCCAGGCGTCCGCTCGAGCAGGTGGAGCGGCAGGCCCGCCACCGTCTCGGCCAAAATCCGCAGGCACGAAAACACCGCCGCGACCGAGGTCGCATTCTCTGGCGTGATTCGCACGCCGGCCGGCGAACGACCGCCGCCATCGTCATCCCACGAGCGCTCTTCGCCGGGGAGCCAGAGAATCCGGTGTTCGTGAGCGATCATATGAAGAAAATTTCCGGGGCGGCGTTGGCGTTGCTCTGCTCCGACCTCATCCACATTCCGAGCCCTTGGCACAGCGCCACGATGCCGTCAATTCGCTCCGTGCTGGCCTGCTTGCTCGGGAAAATGTTGCCTCGCCTGTCTTCGTGGATGGCTGCGTTGCCAGCGTTCCAGGTCAGCACCGGATGCCCGGCGTGCCGCAGGCGACCTTGCAGGATCAGGTTCTCGAGCGTCCTCGCGGGAGCGGACATACCGGGACCGCCCTGTGGCCATCCTGCCACGGCGAGCCCGTCCCCTTGCAGCAAGTTGGCGAGCATCTGGGCGTTGAACTTCATGTCTACAGCCACGCCACGGACGTTGTATTGCCGGCAGATTTCCGTGATGTCCCGGTGCATCACCGTGTAGTCGGTGACGTTGCCGTCGGTCACGCGGATATGCCCGTCACGAATCCAGCCGAGGTAGTCAACCTTGTCACGCTGGGCACGTTCGACGGCGTTGGCCTCGGGTATCCAAAAGAACGGCAGCACGTCGCACGAGTTGTCCGCGGGGTCAGGGCAGACGAGCACAAGCGCCGACAAGTCATACGTGCTGGCAAGGTCGAGCCCGGCGTAGACGGGCCGATCGCCGAACGGTCGCAGCGGGCTGGCACACGCTCCCCACGCAGACGGCGAGATCCACCGCGTATCCTGCGTCGTCCAGACATTGAGCCGGTAGCGGAGGAACGAGTTGAGCTTCGTCGGCGACTGCTCTGCTTCGCGGGCGTCGGCCTTGAACGACTCAAGCGTGATCGTCTCGCCGAGGCTCGGATTGGCGGCCCGCCACGTCTTTTCTTCCTTCCACGTCCCATCGACGCCGCACTCCTGCGGAGCCGCGAAGATGCAGCCGTAGAAGGCTGGGTCGAACTTAGGATCTGCAATGCACTTCTCGGCGTACTGATGCTGCTCCCAGCAGATTGACCGGCGGTCATAGCCTGCGGTCGTGATCGACAGAATGAGCGGCTGCCGACGAGCGGCACCGCCGTACCGCAGGGCATCCCAGAGACGGCGGTCGCGTTGGGCGTGCAGCTCGTCGAAAAGTAGGGCATGGATATTGAGCCCCTCGGCGCGAAACGCATCAGCGGACAGGACGCGGTAGAACGAGTTGCTCGCCTTATGGATGATGGTCTTGCGGCTGTCGATTACGTCGAAGTATTTAGACAGGGCTGGCGAAGCACGCACCATCGAAGCAGCTTCCCTGTATATGATGCCTGCTTGCTCACGGTCGCTAGCCGCTCCATAGCACTCGGCACCTGCTTCCCCATCGAACCCGGTCAGATAGAGCGCGAGGCCAGCGAGGGTGGTCGAGTTGTGCGTTGGGATCATGCCTTTTCCAGCCAAATAAAGCCCGTGGGGGGCAGTGACTTGGATGCAGCAGACTGCGACTGATGGAACAGGCTCGACAGAAACTATCTGCCTGTATTGCGACCTAGGACGCTTGCCCGGCATCCACTTGAGTCGATTCAACTTGCGAGACAGACGGAAGGGCGGATTGTCTCGAAACCCAGTGAACGCCACGCGAAAGAAGTCGCCGCACGGCCTGCCGTCTATTCTCGCGATTGTTGCACAGACGGTCGGCTTGTAGCCAAGTGACCTCGCAAGTTCCACAAAGCCGTCACGAAGTGCTGGCTTAGTCGTCCCGAATTCGCAGCGAGTAACGCCAGCCTTTCCAGTGATGGACGCCGTCCCGTCGGTATCCATCAGTCCTTGGAGAAGAGCAATCCGCTGCTCTCTCGACGACCTAAGGTATTGCTCTGGTATGTGCTTGTTGTTCAAGACACCGAGCAAGCGAAGCTTTGAGTGACACCCGTGAGAGGGTCCGTCCTTGTGACACGAGTCTATGGCAAACAGCCCCGATTTCTCGTTTGAAGATTTGTTCTCCACGACCGTGACGCCGCAGCTGCGTAAGTTCTCGATTAGCTCGATGTCCTTGTAGGCGCAGGTGATTCTTGCTCCATCAGAGTTCCCGTCGCCGAGCCAGCATCCCAAGACATACGGATGAATCGGAAGATCAGTAACTTCACAATCCAGTGGACCAGCAAGCGGAACGCGGTGATTGCACGCGACCGACTTTCTCGATGCCATGAATGTCAGGGTATCTCTAATCTGCGACGTGGAGACAATGTGCCGCTGCTCCCACGTTGATTTTGCGCCAAGGCCAGTTCTTGGAAGCCCGGTCCTGTACGCCTCCGTGTACCAAAGGTGATCCTCGTCAGCGATTATGCTTTCGCCATCCGAGAACGTGACTTGATAGCACGATCGTCCGTGCATCGGCGGCGTCTTGCCAATAACAAAACACCTTTGCCCGTCTGCCGCGAAAATTTCGTCGCCGACTTGCAAGTCTCCCTGACATTTCCAGCCAGCAGGCGTCGGGATCGGCGTGTCTACGGCAAGAGCCTTCCCTTGTTTTTTGGGCAGTTCGATGTACCCAACGCGATGCTGCCGCGTGCCGTCTGGGTTGAGTCTTCCGAACAGCTCTCGCATGACGTGGTGCTGCCACGGCAGAAGCGTGAACGGCTTGCCTGCGTTCTGACCCTTGCTGTGCCGCAGGATCTTCTCGAAGAAATGCACCACCCGCTCGTACTTAGCCTGACCCTCTTTGCAGAGATCAGGCACCGTGGAGCTTGAAGAAGTCTTCGACTTCGTCTGTCGGCTTGCTTTGCGTGGCACTCAATCCGCTCCTGGCCGATGGGGTCAGGCCAAACTCCTGCTCAATTCGCAGCATCGACGCGGCCAGCTTTGTCATCATCGTGGCCGCTGGCGTTGACTGCATGTATTTGACCTTACCAGCATCGTCACGGATCACGAGCACATCCAACCCGCGCCGGCACTGGTCGAGGTACTTCACGAACTGCTCGTGCATCGTGCAGTAGCGGGCGATCGTGTCGACGTCGGCATTCGTCATCACGCCCATGCCGATTAGCTTCGGCACGACGTTATCCCACTTCTCGCGGGCAACGCCCGTCACCCACTCGGGCGGCGTGATGTCATCGCTTGGCGGTTTTGGTTCGCTTTTGTTGAGCGGCCTTTTCCCTGGGTTGCCCTTGGCAATCTTCAAGATCGTCGGCTCTTTGCGCGGGCCTCGCTTGCCCATCTGGTTTCTCCAAGTTGGCCTTCTTCCCGGTCAGCGTCTCCCACCGCTTTACGATCACGTCGCAATACTGCGGGCTGATCTCCATGCCGTAGCACTTGCGGCCCAGTTGCTCGGCGGCGATGAGCGTGGTGCCAGAGCCGAGGAAGGTGTCGAGCACCGACTCGCCGCTGGTTGTGTTGTTGCCGAGAAGGTAGGCCACAAGGGCGACCGGCTTCATGGTCGGATGCTCGTCGGATCGCTTCGGCCGAGCAAACTCTAAGACGCTGACCTGCTTCCGGTCTGCGTTCCATTCGTGCGTTCCGTCCTGCTTCCAGCCGTAGAGGATCGGCTCGTGCTTGTAGTGGTAGTCACAGCGACCAAAAACCATCTGATCCTTGACCCATATCAACTCATGACGAACTCGCCATTTGGCACGGGATATGCTCATCATCATCATCATCATCTGATCGCCCCCCTGGCAGGCAAACCAGTAGTAGGAGGACGAGCCGCTGCACGACTGGTACGCCAACGAGGCCGCCTGCTCCCAGAACTTCGCCATCTCATCGAGCGGCCGCGAGTCGTTTTCGATTTCCTCATGCTGGTTGTCTTTGCCCCTACGGCCAGCCGACTCGTAGGCGACTCCGTATGGCGGGTCTGTCAGCCATAGATCCGCCTTCGCCCCCGCCATCAGCCGCCCAACATCTTCCGCCTTCGTCGAGTCCCCGCAGAGCAGTCGGTGGTCCCCGAGAATCCACAGGTCGCCCGGCTTCGTGATCGGATCGACCGGCGGCTCTGGGATCTCGTCCTCGACGATCTCCTTCTGATCGTCCTTGTAGAGGTCGGCCGCCTCGGCCATGTCGGCGTACATCTGCTGCAACCCTTCGCTCCCCGTGTCGACTTCGCGGAGCAGCGAGTCCAGGGCCGCAGCGTTCGTCTCGGCCAGGGCCGCGAGCGGGTCCAGTGAGAGGAGCAGCTTGTCGGCCTCGGCTTCGTTGATGTCGAGCACTAGGACCGGAACCTCCTGCTCAGGCGTGGTCTCGGCCCGAAGGTGACCGTCGACCAGCATCAGCGAGCCGTCGGGCAGCTCGCGGGCTAGCAGGGCGTCTGCGTAGCCAACTTCGGCCAGGATGCCACGCAGGGCGTCTTGCTGGGCCTTGGGATGGGTGCGCCAGTTCTTTGGGTTGGGAGCCAGCTCCGACGCCTTGACTGTGCGGAGCGCTTTCACGCGATTACGGACGTTCACGAGCACCCCCCCTAGTGAAATCTGCGGACACACGCGTGAGCCAGTACCTGCCGTTTACCTCGTTGGCAGACTCGGCGGGCACCCCCCTATGCCGTGCCTGCTCAAAATCTAGGCAGCCTGTCAACCTGCGTGCATCTCTTGCACTGTCTTCCTTGAGTGGCACGACGCACATAGGCATTGCCCATTCGCTACGTCGTAGCGGAGGTCGGGCCTGCTCACCACCGACAGCACATGGTCTGCGTGGGCCTCGCGTCGCTTGGCACACACACGACCGCAGGCGCGGCATTGCCAGTTGTCACGCTCAAGCACAGCCAGCCGCCACGCCTTGTGCTGCGGCGAGCAGTAGCCCCGCTTGTGGGCATTCGGCCCGTTGTCGCGCCTGCGGACCTGGTAATTCGCACGAGCGGCCTTGATGAACTCGATTCGCTGTGGCATGGCTCACCCTAGATCGTGGACGCCTGGCGGAACGCATCGTCGACCTGGCTCTCGTCGAGCCCAAGGGCCGCGGCGAGCGGCACGAGCATCGGGTGCGACCGCTCCACATAGGGCGCGTAGTCCCACTCGACTCTGGCTTCCTCGCGGGCCTGTGCGTCTTGTATCGCGTCGATGGCAGCGTCGACCTGGGCGAGCAACACGCCGTGCCGCACCAGCCACAGGCGTATCTGCCGGGCCGTCACCGACTCCGGCACAGGCTGTGGCGACAACACCCACTCGCCGCCGATCCACTGGTGAGCGTCTGACGGCCGAGCAGGTAGCAGCGTCCATGTGGCGGACTTGGGATTGCCGGCGGCCTCCCATGCGGATACGAGGTCGTCAGGCAAGTCGCGGATTTCGCCGTCAGTGCCGATGTAGAGACTCATGCGTAGACCCTCGGGTGTGCGGCGACGGTGGCGTCGCCGACGTTTGTCAGCGCAAGCCCGCGTGCCACGTCACCGAGGCTGCGGATCAGCGGCGCGTAAAAAACGAGCGACTGCGGACGCACCTGATCGCACGTCACGCCCCTGCCAAGGCTGGCAACCTCGTCGGCCGTCAGCGCGACACTCCACACGCCTACCTCGGCAATCGCGCCGCCCCAGTAGGCTCCGATTACGCCGCCGTCAACATCCGCCGCGATGGTGGCGCGGGTGAAAGAATTTATTGACGAGATGGTTGTTGTGGCAGTGGCCTGCAAAGCTCCGCTAGCGTAGACAGACCTACTGCTCGACGACGTGAACACGCCCGCTAGGTGAGTCCACTCGTTAGCTGTGGCGCTGCTGCCCAAAGCGTTGACGGTGGTCGAAGTCCCAGCGACCACCCCACGTGTCGCCGCCCGCCACAGACCGCCGCCACTGATGCCAATGACATGACGGTGTCCGGGCGTCGGGATCGTCTCCGACACGCACAGCGCGACCTGCCCGACATTGGTGGCAAATGGATACACCCACGCGGCCAGCGTCATCGGATGCCCCTGCGCTGGTGCGGCCGATGCCTGTAGGGACTGCGACGACGCGCGGACAAACTGGTATGCCATCACGCCGCTCGCACTTCCACGGCGACGAGCTGGGCGTCGCCGGTCATAGTGTCGTTGGTTGCGTCAGCAGCGACACGGTAGACGCGCAGCCTGTAGCGGTCGCCGGCCGTCAGCGAGTCGATACTGGTGATGGTGATGCTTGCCACCGATTCGACGCCGCTGGTGCCGTTCGCTGCGCTTGTCGTTTGGGCGTTAGTGTCGAAAGAATCTGCATCCATATCGGTGCCGGTCTTCTCAAGCTGCACGCCCCATCGGACGTTGCCGCTCGTCGCAGTGTCGGCCATCCACCACAGGCGCACAGTCAGGCCGCTCGTCAACGTCATCGACTCGTCAACGACGCCGACGAAATACGCGCTCTCCTCGGTCGCCGCGTCAAACTCCACAACAAGGATGCTGTTGCGCGTGTCCAGCGTTGCGAAATTCGTCGCTGGCGGCTGGTTGTCGCGAGCCGTAAATCTCTGAAGCGTCTTCGACAGTGTGTTGATCGTCAGCCCGGTGATCTGGCTGGCGGCAATCGTTACCGGGTCTGAGCCCGAACTCGCGTGGGTGCTGGCGTGGCTGGTCGACGCCGCACCGATGTCGCTGGCCGTCAGAGCATCACTGCCGCCAGCTGCGTGCGATGACTTGTGTGCCGTCGGGGAGAAGGTCGAGGGCACTCCTGACAGCGACGAGTACGCGACCGTCGGCGAGGAGCCAGCCGTCACGCGCCCCTTCGCGTCGACCGTCACGCTCGTGTAGGTTCCGGCCGAGACGCCCGTGCTCGAGAGGGTGGCCGAGAACGAACCAGTGCCGCTGCCTGTGACGTCTCCGGTGAGCGTGATCGTCTGGTCGCCCGTGTTCGTGCCGCTCGACGTGCCGCTGAACGTGCCATCCTGCGTTGCCAGCGTGCCGAACGTCGGCTTCCCCGTGATCGTCGTCCACGTCACGGCGGCGAGCGCTGCCGTTGAGAAGTCGGTGATCGCACTGGCCGCGTGCGTGTGCGAGACGGCCGCGTAGCTTGTCGAGACCGAGATCACGCCGTCGAGAATGCTCACGCCGCTGCCGATCTTGACGCCGCCGAGAACGGAGCCCGTAGCCGTTGGCAGCGTATACGAGCTGGCCGACGAGATGACTCCATTGCCGTCAATGCTGATGCCCGATCCAATCTTCACGCCGCCCAGGACGCTGTCGGTTGCGGTTGGCAGCGTGTACGCAGACGGTATCGTCGGCTTCCCTGTGAGGTCGGCGTAGCTGCCCGTCGTGGCGACCGTCGCGAAAGTCGGCTTGCCAAGAATGTCATCCCACGCCGTGCTGCCAGCCGTCACGTTGCCGACTGCCCAAGCCGTGCCGTTCCACCGCACGACCTGGCCGGCAGTCGCGCCGCCTTGAGCGAGCGACGACAGCGGCACGGCAGACACCACGAGCGAGCCGGCCGAAACGTCCAGGCCAGACCCGACAGACAGGGCAAGCGCCGCAGCGGAGCTGGTGCCGCTGTTGGTGAGCGGTGCCGACACGGTCACGACGCCGCTCGATCCTGACACACCCGGAGAGCCGGCAGCACCGCTGGCACCGAAGCCCGCCTGCACGGTCGCTGTGACCGCCTGCGAACTCACGGCCGCCGTGATCTTGTCCTCGCTGACCGAGGCCGTGACCTGCTGCGGGCTTGTGGAGACTGTGATGCCCATCAGCGAGTGACCTCGACGAATCCAGTGAGGTAGCTACGCCGCACGCTGGCGGCGTCGGTCGCCGTCAGATCCCATCTGTACGTGCCACGCGGCAGGTCGACAGTCTGCGTGCCGGTCAACGAGACGTTGACCTTTCCGGCCGCCGCGTCAGTCAGCGTCGTCGTCATCGAGGCGAGCGTGTTGCCGCCGACGAGCGACGAGATCGTCGCCGCCATCGTGAAGCCCGTGAGCGAAATCGGGTTGAAGTCGATCTCTGCCGACAGGCGGTCGCCGCCACGCACGGAGAGGTTGAGCTGACCAGGGAGCTGGTCGTAGGACGACATCTCTACCTCCATTAGCTGTCAGGGTATGCCGCTGTCGGCACCGTTATCTCGCTACCCATGCACCCGCGTTCTAGCTCACCTCGCGCCACGACTGCGTGGCCTCATCCCACAGATACACGTAGCCATCAGCCGGGTGCGGCACAGGCGGCTGCCATTCGTGATGTTCGTCCAGCGACCACGATGGAAATGGCTGCGGCGATATGAACACATCGGCGACTTCGTCATAGCGGAACCCGCCGCCAGCAAAACGCTCGCGGAATCGTCCCGTGTAGCTCGTCTGCAACCACCGACCGCCAAACAGAGACTCGCAGAACGCGATGCCCTTCGCCTCGCTCTCCACGCCGTCTACCAGCAGTTCGTCGTTGCTTACGACGATGACCTGCGTGACGATGTTGTCGTCGTTGATGTGTGCAAAGTGTGCCATCAGAATGTGATGCTTCCGCTGCCGGTGAACGTGTAGATGTAGTCGCTGCCTGCCGTGGTGACTGTGGGCGAGCCGGTGGTCGACGCCGCAGCAACGGGTGCGCGAATGATGACGATCCCAGAGCCGCCAGCAGCGCCGAACTGGCTGTTTGGCGCAAACCATCCACCACCTCCGCCGCCTCCTGTGTTTGCAGTGCCGGCGTTGGGATTCCAAGTGGAAGCATTACCGCCGCCGCCCTGCCCGCCGCCGCCACTCCCACCCGCAGACGGCGTGCTGGTGCCGTTGCTGTCTGACCACCCGCCTCCGCCGCCAGCGTAGTACGCTGACGAGCCGGTGATCGAACTCGTCGCTCCGATGCCGCCCGTTCCGCCTTGATGCCCGGGCGCGTTCTGGCCGACCGCCCCCGCTCCACCACCGCCGCCGGCCCCCGCGCCGTTGGCGTTGATGCCGCCAGCGAAACCTTGCCCGCTGACACCCGTCCCGGCGTAAAATATCCCACTGCCGCCGCCGTTCGCGCCGCCGCCGCTGCCGCCGTTGGCACCTCCGTTGGAAAATCCGCCGCCGCCGCCGCCGCCCGTGGCAGTCACGCCAACGGCAGACGAGTTGGAGCCGTTTGCGCCTGTCGCATTGCTGTTCGTCTGTGCTGCCCCAGCCCCCACAGTCACGGTGTACGACTGACCCTGAGTCATGTTGGCGGTGCCCGACAGAAGCCCACCAGCCCCACCACCACCACCGCACCACGTTCCTCCAGCACCACCACCGGCGACAACGAGGTAGCTCACCGAGACGGATGGCAGAATCGTGTCTGGCCACGCTGCCGCACGCTTGCTCGCCTCTGCTTCTCGCAGCGTCCAGATCCCAGACGCCGCCGTCGATGTCGGCGTCCGCGTGAATCCGACATATCCTGCACGCGGTCGAGTCATCGCGTCGCCTTGCCTTTCGCCTGGCAGCGATCAGCCGAGCACGCACCGCACTGACACTTCACCCATCCACCATCCGGCCGGTAGATGCGGCCTGTGCCGCTGCACTGCTGGCACAGCTTCGGAGGCTCAATCGTGGCCGGAACGTCCTGCGGCTTCGGTACTGGCGTCGGCTCGAGTGCGAGGCCAGCGTAGGCGACGTTGACACTGCCGGCCGTGCGGGCACGCTCCGCGTCAATCACGCCGGGATCGGCCGACGACCACGTCAGCACATAGAGCAGCCAGTGCCACAGAGCGTGCATCTACCACCTCTCGTTTCGCAGCTGCACGTGGCCGTCGATGCCGAGGACGGCGTGAGCCATCTGTGTCTCGTCGGCGTCAGCCGGTGCAGGCTCCATGAAGACCAGGGCGGTGAGCCCGATGCGGGCCGCGAGCTTGCCGATTTTCGCGAAGAACTTCAGCACCGGCCGGTCGGGACGCGGAGGCTCAGGGCGAATCGGAGAGTCAGGTGCGGTCGCGAACCACCACGTCACGCCCACGAGGACGACGGCCGCGACGGCGAGTTTCTTTTGTGTGGCGCTCACGACTGCTGACTCCATGCGGTGTAGAGATACAACACGACGCAAGCCCCGATCACAGAGCCGACCATGCCTGCCGGACCCTGGCCAAATGGCAGGCCGCCGACGACGCTACCGAGGCAGCCAAGAGCGGCACACGGCACCCAGCCGCCGGGCCACTGCAGCGGCAGGATCGCCTTCGCGATGCTGCCCGCGATGACTCCGGTCACTGCCCAGACGATCAGCGTCATAGTGCGAGCCCCCAATCGGCATTGTGAAGGTCACGCCACTCGTAGCTCGTGCCGATCGCCCACGAGTCGCCCCCCTGTTGCAGTGCCGCCTCAATGTCGCGACGGCGTGCCCAGAACGAGCCGTCAGGCTGATCGTCGGGCCACTTCGGTCCCGAAACCCAGTTGGTGTTCCAACTGTTTTGAATGAGCCCCATGTCGTCGGGCGAGCCGTTGTGCTTGTGCCGCACGCCCCATACGAGCATCGCGTGCGACCACGACGAGCCGCGGGAGAGTGCGCCGTCAGAGTCACGCACTCGCGGCGTCGGGCCGTAGCCCACCTGCGAGCAGATGGCCACAGGCGTGCCACGCTCAATCGCGGCACAGAGTTCCTGCCAGGTCTGCACCTGCACGCACTTCGCCTTGCGTTTGTTGGCTTCACGGGCCAACTCGAGCGGCACCCCGTTGCGTCCCCAATCGCGAGAGAGCGTAATGGAGTATTTCGTCAGGTCGAACGACCCGTACTGTTGGCGATAGAGCACGCCGCCGAGCGTCTTGTCGGTGCACTTGCCTGTGAGCCAACGTGCCGCGGCACCTCCGTAGCTGCCGTCTCCTCCGTTGTTTCTCTCCATCGGCGGGATTCTGGCGGCCGTCCTCGATCCGCCGTACACCGGCTCCGTCGCACATGCCGCCGGCGGCTCCTTCACTTTCCCCGCAACATGGTCGACGGCTTCCGCTGTGTATTCGCCGAGGGCAAACGCGAACGACACGCATGTGCCCGCAGAGCCCTGGTCCCACGACCGCCACGGCGTGCCGTACTTCCGCTGGTGAGCAATGTCGACCGCACGATAGAGGAACGTGTCGCGGCCGGTCGCGTTCTTCATCGCGTCGGCACCAGCCTCGGCGAACGTGGGCTGTGCCAACTCGCCGAGGAACAGGCGGACACCCTCGGGATTCGGCTGATAGCCGAAGCCACTGTCGACACGCTTCAACAGCCGATGCGTGTAGTGGTCGATGATCGCGCCGGCGACCGCCGCAAACACGACGAACGCAATGGCCGATATAGTCCAGACGCTGCGTCGATGGCTCAATCGTCAGCCTCCCCGAGATTGCGGAGGCGTGGCAGCACTCGCGGCAGCACGGGGCCAGGGCCGCGGTCTTCGCTGCACTTGCACGAGGCGGACTGCTCGCGGATCTGGACAAGCTCCGCGTGGATGAGATGCAGGTAGACCGGGCACGCGATGGCAGACGCGGCCACGACGAGCACGGCAATGCAGCAGCACAGCATCAGAGCGTTGTCGACGACCTCCCACACATGCTCGAGCAGCGTCATCGGACGGCCTCCTCGGCGGCATCGGCGAGCGTGCGGTACGCCGCGACCCACTTGGCACGAGTCGTCGTGTCGAGCGGCCCGCCAGATGTGCCGGCCACCTCATCGAGATACCGGCCGGCAGCGGCGGTAGCGTGTGGCTGCTCGCGGGTCAGCGTCCGCGGCAGGAATCGCCCCTCGGCGGCAGCGACACGAACGTCCTCAAGCTGAACGCCCGTGGTGATTCGTGGCGTGGACTTCTGGCCGTCGGCCTGCAAGGCGTCGGCGATGCCGCGGCACAGCCCGGCGAAGGCGGCAGCGTCATCGGCCGCCGCCGGGCCGACGAACTTCCCCCGGAGCGACAGGCCGGGCTCGGGACGAACGTCCTCGCCTGGACGCTGCGAGAACTCGACAACGGCAGCCAGTGCCGCCACGGCAAGCAGGGCGGCGAACACGATTCCCTTCTCTCGGCTCATCGCTTGGCGCTCCCGTGGAGCAGCTCCAGCCAGAGACGGTCGACAGCAGCACCGCTCTCCTCGTCGAGCGGGCCACCAGCGGACAGCCGGTCACGCACGGCCAGCAGGCTGTCGATCGCAGCCCTGGCATCCGGCGTGGCTGGTGCCGCAGGCGGCGGCACGCGGAACAGGTCAGACGGCAGCGGCATCGCCTGTGATGGCGTCGCCTTGCCGGTCGGCCACATGAGCCAGGCCACGGCGGCGGCGACGATGAGCAAGGTCATCATGCGGGGTCTCTCCTCGTGATTGCGAGCAGGGCTTCAATGGCACCGGCAGCGAGCGACAGGATGAGCACGCGAGTCGCCGGCCGAATCAGCAGCCACGCCGGCCAGACGGTCAGCGGGACGCACTTGTCAGCGAACGTGTCGAACAGGGCGGCGGCGGCCGTCAGCACGACCGCCTTCTTCTCTGGCCCCGACAGCGTCGTCACGGCGTCGAGCCCGGCGACGAGCAGGTGCAACAGCTGCACGAGCAGCCGGCCGAACTCGGCCCATGTTAGGCCGTCCGCGGCTTGCTCGCGGGCAGCCGCCAGGAATGCGTTGGCCCTGGCGGCGACTGTCTGGAGGTTGTCGGTGGCGTCCACGGCGTCATCCAGAGGGCGGCGAATCGTCCTCCGTCGATTCTGCCCCCTGCCCCCCGTCCCCTTGCAGGGGCATCGGGAACACGACGGCATCGCTGATGTGCTGGTAGCACGCCTGCCAGCAGTCATCCGCCTCGTCGTGGGCGTCGCGCCGCTCCAGCAGGAACGGCTGCGTGAAGACCTCCTCCCGGCCCGGCACGAGCTTCGCGGTCGCGTCTGACATCGTGAGGTACACGTACCGACGCCCGTACTCGATGACGATCCGGCGCTCGATGTAGTCGTGCTCGCGACTCATTCTTCCACCGGCAGCTCGTCGAACGCTTGGCGAGCCTCGTCGGTCATTTCGATTCGCTTGAGCGTCACCGGCCGAGGCTTGATGACCGACCGCTCCTGCCTGGTGCGATCATCCCAGCGCGCCTGCACTTCCTTGCAGCGTTGCTCGATTTCGGACGGCGTCGGGTCGCGCGTCTCGCCGCGGGCAGGCTTGTACCGCAGTCGGCGATTGTTCCGCAGCGGCAGATCCCACAGGTCACGCAACCGGATGACCTGATCCTTGGAAATTGTGTAGCGGACGCACAGTGCAGCGATCGGCATGTGCGAATCCCAATCCGCACGAAACGACAGCACGTTGATTGTCGCCGTCATTCCAGCCACGACATCACCGTCCTCATCGCCGGATCGAGGTAGAGCGACCTGCCTGTCTTCGCCGCGATGGACGCGTGGAACGCAACGTGCTCGCAGTCGCTGCCGTCATAGGTGCCAGACAGATACGCGCCGGTCTCGTAGATCGTCATCCCGCCGAACGCAGATGCCACCGGAACGACCGGCGATCCCACAGGCGGTAGCCATGAATGCTTCCATCCGCCCATGCCTGCCGTGTAGTCGTCGTAGCTCGAGTTGAGCCGCAACGCCCAGCAGTCGTAGTGCAGCCACGTTCTCTCCCGCTTCGCTTCGCCCGCGGGGCTCATCACCATCTGGAAGTGCCGCATCAGCGACACGCTCGCCATACCGTAGGCGTGCGGATTGGCAGCCAGCGCCCCCACGCCGTGCAGGAATCCTGCGTGGCTCCAGCCGCCCCACATATCGAAGTCAATTGCCACGACCAAGCCGGCATTCGACGCGGACTCCCTTACCCACGACTGACACTCCGTCCGGTACTCCGCAAGCGCCTGCGTCCGGGGTCCAGCCCATTCGGCTCCGTAGTGTTTCCGGCCGAGCGTCTGGTCGATGTAGGACGCCTGCGGGTACTCTTGGCAAAACTCATGCAGCACCCGCGGCGTCTCGTCGGTGTTGTCGTTCGTGCGGACGTGCAGCCGCCACGAGCGGACGCCGTCGCACAGCTGCACCAGGCGAGCGAGATTGCCCGCCAGCCACTTGTCGCAGTTGCGGGCAAGACCGACGAATGCCACGTCGGTATCACGCAAGACGTCGACGCCTCGCTCGTAGTTCGCTCGGAAGTCCTCAACGAACACGTCCAGCGGGTACAGCAGGTGATCCGGTGGAGATTCCATCACTCAGCCCTCGTGCTTCACGTGGTCACAGCAGGCAAAGCAGACAGCGTCGCACCACTGGACGCGACGCTCCAATTCGTCCAGTCGCACGCCGCCGTCGACTTTGCAGATTGGCTCGATGTCCTGATACGCAAACGTCACGCACTGATACAGCGAGCCGTCCGCTCCGACTGCCATGAGCTTGTCGTGCCGATTGCAGAGCTTCCCCTGCGGCGGCGGTCCAGCGAGGTAGACGTTGCCCGGCCCGAGGATCTGCTCCGCCGCCGCCTTGAGGTGCGACACGTCCGCCGGGCCATGCGTGTCGAGGTGCCAGTTGATTCCCGCCAGCGGCAGCGAGCGGAGGTACGCGAGCGTCTCGGCGAGCTTCGAAACCGTCGAGTCGGCAATCACGACCGTGGCCCGAGCAGGACGGCCGCACTCCGCGAGCATACGGATGCTGCGGCTGTACGAGTCCTCCATGCCGCTGCACGGATGCCACGACGCAGTCCAGGCAACGCATCGCTCGAGGGCACCCGTGGCGATGAGCCGCTGAATCGCCGTGCTCATCAGCGTGTTGCTCGTGATCGCCCAGCGATGCGGAATCGCCGCGAGGATCTCGGGCAGGTCGAGACGCATAAGCGCCTCGCCGCCGCTAATCTCCAAGTGCCCGCCCATCGCGTCGTAGTTGGCGTTGAAGAACGCGACGAGGTCCGCGGCCGGGGCACGCTCGTCTGAGGAGGTTGGCTTGTTGTCGTACACGAGCCTGTTCGTGCTGCGATCAAACCCATAGACACAGTAAGGGCATTTCGGGCCGAACGATGTGCCGCTAGGCCCGTAATTTTGGCAATTCCAACCTGGGAACCAGACGAGCTTCATTGGATTCGCACGGTGGTCCGCGCCTCCTGGCCGTATGACTTCTCCACCACCAGCCGCCGCACAAGCGTGTCGTCCCCCATGACGTCCTGCAGTGCATCCAACACAGCCTTGCCCACGTTGTCGACGTCTGGCCGTGGCAGCTGCGGTGCTGTTGGCTTCACGCCCTTCTTCGTCATGTGTGATTTCGGTCGTGCGAACACGGCATCCACGATGACCTCCACTGGCTCGCCCGTTTGCTCGAGCCCCGCCTTGGCGGCCTCCTCGGCAATCGCAGCACGGTAGGCGTGAACAGGGTGCGTCGATGGCACGTATGCCCGAGCGAACCCGCCCCGCGTCGAGACTCGTGGCCTCGGCTGCGGGACGGGCTCGCCGGCAACGGTGAATGTCACCGGACGCATGGTCACTCGTACCGCACTACGGCGATCCAGCCGCGACGCGCCGGGCACCACGCGGTGCCGATCTCGCGGACGCGCCTCGTGCCCCAGAAGCACGCCGAGCGGCACGCATGGTCTGGGCTCGACGTGCTGAACCCAAGCCCCTCGTAGCCGCCTCCACGGCGGTTGCAGTGGACGAACGTGTTGGTGGACGCCAGGTGTGCCGCGTGGGCATCCGCCGACACCACGGTCACGCTGCGCGGCGTGCTGACCACGACGCTCGTGGGTGCGTCAGAGTGAACCACGACACGCTGGGGACGCAGCAGGCTGCATCGTCCGTTGATGCAGACAGTGTCGGCGTGAGCCGCCGAGCAGAGCAGGGCGGCGAGAGCAAGAAGTGCGAGACGCATGGCAATCCTCCGTGAGCCAGGCCGCTCCGTGCGGCCTCATGCGACTCACGGTAGAGACTGCGTCAAGCGAATTAGTTGCCGCAGTAGCCTTCGCACTCGTCTTGGAATCCGCTGAACAAGTGACGCTGCCCGCTCTTCTCGTCTGCGGGCCGCAGGTCTACTTGGTCTAGCGGCTGGCAAGATTTGTGCAGATAGCGGTGAGCGTCCGGCCCTGTCCCAGTGCGGCACACGGCGTCGATCTCCACGGCCCGGCACCAACCCGTTGAATCTTCTGCCTTCAGCCGCCGCCACTCGTCATCCGACTTGAACGGGCAAAACACGCAGGCAGACCGAGGCACCTCGTATGGCATCCTGCCACGCAAGTACGTCTGGCAGTCGCCGCGCGTGAATTGCATCTCCCAAAGCGGGAAATGCACTTGCCAGTTCAATGGCTTTGCGGTGAATCGCTGCTTCACGCGAATCACTCGCTTCGGCTCGTCAAACGACAGGCCCATGTATTGGTGGATGACGATGTCCTTCGGCACAGGTCTTCCAGGCACAGCTCCGACAAGAGTGCGAATCAGTTTTTCCAGCGGCTTGACCTTGAAGTCTGCGGTACATTGCCGCTGAATGATTCCTTTTTCGCCTGTTTGTGGGTGCAGCTGAAACGCTGGGATGGATATGTAGTGCCCGCCGTCCGTTCGTTTGTTGCCGCTGGCATCGCTGCCTTGATCTAAGGCGTCACCTAACCGCCCAGCCGTCGTTCTCAGGATCGGCGGCCCGCCTTGCTTTTCAAGCCACTCAAGGTGCCGATACACCTCGTCGGGCTCTTCCTGCGTGTCGGCGAAAATGGCGGCGTCGAACTTGGGCACTTCCGGCTCGTCGCCGTCGATGCTCATCATGTAGAGCGCCGTCGATTGAACGCCTGCACCGAGGTTGAGGTAGTGCTTTTCCATGCCCGCAGCATGGACGTGGCGTCAAGCGAGACGCTTCAGCATGGCGCGGAGCGTGGCGGCAATCCGCCAGCACTCGGCGTCCATGTCATTGTCTGAGTAGACTGACTCGCAAACTTTGATTGCCTCCCGCTCCTCGGCGGTGAGCGTGGGCCAATGCACTGGCACAACCCGCTCGCTGGTGGTCGCCTCCCGCTGTGCGTCTTCGTTTGTCAGGCCAAGGAAGCGAGTGCCGCCGCTTGGGTTCACAACTGCCCACGCCACAACGCGAGAACCAGCGGATGCAGGAGACGGCTCGGCCTTGTCTTGCGTGTTGTCGTTGCTCATCGTTCGCCGCTCCTGATCCTTCACGTTCTCACTTCGTCCGATCAAGAAGACCGCGCAGCGTAGCGGCAGTCTCGTCATCTGGCACATACGCAGTTCGCAGCCGCGCCTCGGCGCGATGGATCGCCTCCCGCTCCTCGGCGGTGAGCGTGGGCTTTGACTCGGTGCGTGCGGATATACCGTCGGTATATTCCTGTTCGCCAGACTGAAGCCGCTCGCGAAGCATGGCGTCAGCGACCTCGTAAGAAAAACGTGCCCAATATTCTGACGAGCGATCCTTACCGGTCGGCGCGGCCAGCAGCCCCGTCAACGCCGCAGCGGCGAACGTGTCGCGGAGAGTCATCGCATAGCCCTCATCTCTGCCATGTGACGTTCCCGAATCTCTGCGGCCCGCTCTCGAATCTGTTCCGGCGTCGGGTCGTTCTCAAAGATTTCCTTCGTCGGCCGCTGCCTGTTGGGCAGCTTGTGCCGCATCTTGAGGTCATGCACGTAGCTCTCGCTGCACCCCAGGGCGGCGGCGATCTCCGTGTAGGAGTCGCCGC